TATGACAGCCGCGCCAGCGGAGACCAGGAATGTCCCTATCGTCAGGGGCGCGTGGCAAATGTGACGAAAGTAACGGATATTATCTGAAAGGCTGCGTCCATTTGCTGTTAGCAACAACAAGGCATCATTTGGGTGCAGTCCTTTCTTTTCAAAGTCAGATACCATGAGCTGGCAGCTCTGGTTGCCAGCTCATTCATGTGATTTTGAAACCGACTTCAAAGAAAGGAGAACACTTATGAGCCAGCTAACACAAACATCAACCGATGAATTGGTTGACATCCGTGAAGTCACGGTAGATAAAGACCTCCCCAAAGAGGAACGGATCGCGGCCTTTCTTCACCAGATCAAAAACCCCTATCGCTTTCGCTGCGGCGATTTTGTGGTAAACGCTGCATTTTCCAGCAACGGGGTCACATTGGAGGAATGCCTGCAAGGGATTTTAAGGTAATCGACATCCTCGCTCTTTTTCCAAAAGCGTGCTACGATGTGTATGGAAAAGGATGAAAACTGAAAACCTCGAAATCCACTCTTTTCTTGCGGGAGCTTCCGGGAGGAAAGGAGTGCTTTTTCATGCCAAAATATCAGGCAACAGCTTACATTCGTCTGTCTTACACAGATGATCGCTCCAGCGAGAGCGACAGCGTTACCAACCAGCGGAAGCTGATTGAGAACTTCATTGAACGAAACCCGGACATCCAAATCGTATCCGAAAAAATCGACGATGGTTACAGCGGTATCATTTTTGACCGTCCGGCGTTTAAGGAAATGATGCAGGACATCACCGATGGCAAGATCAACTGTGTCATTGTAAAGGACCTCTCCCGCCTGGGACGAGAGTACATTGAAACCGGACGCTACCTGCGCCGGGTATTCCCAACTTATGGGGTCCGCTTTATTGCCATCACGGATAACATCGACACCGCCCATGAAGGCAGCGGTGACGATCTGACCGTATCCGTCAAAAACATTATGAACGAAGCTTACTGCCGGGATATTTCCATCAAGACCCGTACCTCTTTGGATATAAAGCGCCGTAACGGAGATTTTGTTGGAGCCTTTCCCGTTTACGGCTATATGAAGTCTGAGGAAAACAAAAACCTGCTTGTACCTGACCCGTATGCTTCCCGCGTTGTCCAGGACATCTTCCGTATGCGCCTGGATGGGACGAGCGCCCTGCGAATCGCCACCGTGCTGAATGAAATGGGCATCCTCTCCCCCCTTGCTTATAAGAAAAACAATGGTTTTCCTTATGCCAAACACGGCTATGCCGACAAAGAGGATTGCAAGTGGTCTGCTACAACGATCATCCGCATTTTGCAGGATGAAACCTATATCGGCACATTGGTACAGGGGAAGCAAGGCTCCCCGCACTACAAAATCAAGCAGATGGAGCAGCGGCCGTCCTCTGAATGGATTCGCGTCCCCGACGCCCATGAACCGCTGATTGCCAAGCAGGATTTTGAACTTGTCCAGCGTATCCGCAGACTGGATACCCGGACTTCTCCCAAGCAGGATACGGTGTATCTGTTTTCCGGTGTCTTAATCTGCGGGTGCTGTGGGAGCCGCATGACGCGGAAAACGAACCGGGTCAAGGGCAAGGAATATCACTATTATTATTGCCCCACCGGGAAAAAGCATGGCTGCACCAACCCGGTAATGCTCAAGGAAAGCGATCTTGTCGAGTGCGTCAAGGACAGTCTGAAAGGCTACATCGACAATGTGAGCTGCCTGCAAGCCATCCTGGACGGTATCGACCAGAGCAGTATCAATCAGGCGCTTGCCAATGAATACGCCTCCCACATCGCCGCCAATGAGCAGCAGGTGGAACAGGCGCTTGAATTTAAGGCTCGCCTGTATGAAAGCCTGATTACCAGCACCATCAGCAAAGAGGAATATACCGACTATAAGGCCAAATACACGAGGATTGCGGAAAATGCAAAAGAGAGTATTCGGGTCTTAAAGGAAAAGCTGGCTGATGTTCTGGAGAACCGGAGTGAACGGAACCGCTGGATTTCCCACTTCACACAGTTCTCTACGATGGAGGCCTTGGACCGCAAAGCTGTGGTTCACATGATACAGAGCATCAAGGTGATTGGGAAAAAGGAATTGGAGATTACCTTTACATACCAGGATGAATACCAGAAAGCGATCCAGCTGATTCAGCTGGCAGAGCAAACAAGTCAAAGAAAGGTGGGATGATTTGTGGCAAGAAAAAGCAGAAAGGAAACTGTGGTACTTCCCGCACCGGAGATAGATGCTACTTGCCGCGCCGGAATTTATGTGCGGCTTTCCGTTGAGGATAAGCATACTCACACCGCCTCTATCGAAACCCAGCAGCTGATTATCGCCCGGTATCTGGAGCAGAACCCGGAGATTATTGTGGTACAGACCTACATTGACAATGGCGCAACGGGTACGAACTTCCACCGTCCCGGCTTCCAGCAAATGCTCTCCGATATTGAAGCGGGTCTTATCAACTGTGTCATTGTAAAAGATTTGTCCCGGCTGGGGCGAAATGTCATAGACACCGGCTACTACATTGAGCGTTACTTTCCCATGCAGAAAGTCCGCTTTATTGCCGTGAATGACCGCTACGATTCTTCTTCCCCGGATAACGCCCACGATGGTATCATCATTCCGCTGCGGAACATGATTAACGAAGCCTATGCGATGGATATTGCCAGAAAAATCAAAGCCCAGCAGCGGCAGGCCATGAAAGACGGCAAGTATGTTGGCGGGCGCACACCCTATGGATATTTGAAAGCTCCTGATAACTGCCACCAGCTGATTGTTGACCCGGTGGCTGCCGAAGTAGTCAAAACCATGTTTCAATGGGCCGCCGAGGGCGCAGGATTAAATACTATCGCGGTACGCTTGAACGAGGCCGGGTATCTCTCTCCCAGCCACTACAAGAGAACCTTGGGAGAGATCACCCATGAGAATCTGGTGGGCAATGGGCATTGGCAAACCCGCACCGTTGCCAAAATTCTCCGTGCAGAAGTTTATACCGGCGATCTGGTGCAAGGGGTATCTAAAATCATTGACCACAAGCAGGTCAGAGCCAGCGCCGATGAATGGACAACGGTACGCGGCACCCATGAAGCCATCATCAGCCGGGAGCTGTTTGCCGCTGTTCAGAAAGCATTGGACCAGGCTGCACAGCAGGCCAAAGACAGGGAAATACATTCCTGGTCCCCTAATCTTTTGAGAGGAAAAATCTTCTGCGCCCACTGTGGACACAGCCTTCACCGGCAAAAATGCGTCCGCAGAAAGTCTCAGGAGGTATATGTCTATCACTGTATCAGCAATAACCGTATCAAAAAGGGTGTTTGTCCTGGTGCGTTTATCTTTGAAAAAGAGCTGCTGGACGCCCTGGCCGATATGATACAGGAACAGCTTGATACCACGCTGGGGCAATACTCTCTCGGTCTGGAAAACCTCACCAAAGAAGCCGAGGAACAGAAAAACATACAAGCTAAAATCGCCAGCCGGAAACAGGAAATCCAGCAGCTGCGAACCTATCAGCGCGGATTGTATGAGGGCCTGATCCAGAACCATCTGTCAAAAGACGAGTATTTTACCTTCAAGGAGAAGTACGAAGCCAAAATCGAGGCCATCAGCGAGGAAATCGAGCAACTGAAAGCAGGGCTTGCAATTATCACCAAACAGCTGGAACAGTATAAAATGCTGTCCCAGGATGCACAGCATATCAAGGAAGATTGCCAGTTGACGGCAGCCCTAATTGACCGACTGATTGACCGTGTAGAGGTCTCAAGAGAGAAACGGATTACGGTTCGTTTCCGTTTCCAGAGTGAATTTGAGCATTGTGAGGAGGTGCTGAGCCAGTGCAGAAATATGTGATTGCCCTTTATATCCGCCTTTCCCTGGAGGATTACAAATACGACAGTATGAGCATTGAAAACCAGCACCTTGCGCTGAACGAATTTGTTGCTTCCATGCCGGAGTCCGCCCATGCAGAAATCCTTGAATTTATCGACAACGGGTATAGCGGGACAAACTTTGAGCGTCCCAAAGTCCAGGAGCTGATTGAGATGGTGCGGGCCAATAAGATCGACTGCATCATCGTAAAAGACTTTTCCCGGTTTGGGCGAAACAGCATTGAGACTGGCTATTTCATTGAGCGTGTGTTCCCTCTGTTTCACACCCGGTTCATTTCCATCAACGATAATTTTGACAGCGATCAGCACAAGGGCGATACCGGAGGTATGGATGTGGCTTTCAAGTATCTGATCAGCGAGTATTACAGCCGGGATATGTCCATCAAGACCAAAAGCGCCAAGTACGCCAAAATGCAGCGCGGCGAATACCAGAGCAAAGTTTGCCCTTACGGGTATCGCAAAAGCGCCAATGGCAGAATGGAACCGAACCCGGAAACCGCTGCTGTGGTACAGCTCATTTTCCAACTTGCCGCAACCGGAATTGGAGCAGCAGCCGTTACCAGGGAACTCTTTAAGCGAGGCATCCCGACCCCCGGAGAACACAAAGCAGCTCATGGGCAGCAGTACCACGATGTCTCACGCTCCCGTGGACGCTGGAGCAGTTCTACGGTTCTCCGTATTCTGGAGGACGAACGCTATATCGGCTCCTATGTCATCGGGCGTCGTGCAGTCATTGAAGTAGGCGGCACACGGAGCCGCAGGAAGGACCGGGACAAATGGTTCATTATTCCCGACCATCATCCGGCAATCGTTGATAAAGAACTATTTGAAAAGGTGCAGGCTGTGCAGCGCCGGTTTTCCTTGCCGACCAGGAAAACCAGGGATTACCCACTGAAAGGCAAGGTCTATTGTGGCTGCTGTGACCATGCACTTTCCCGCATCACCCAAAAGAAACCGTTTTATATGTGCCGCCATTCCACAGCCGATTTGAACAGCCGCTGCCGCGATGTCCGGGCAGATGCTGCTGGTCTGGAAGAAGCAGTCCTCCTCACTTTGAAAAAGCAGCTGGAAGTCCTGCTGCCCGTACATGAGGACGGCACCATTCACCTGGAGGACACCGCTGCTAAATGCTCCGAGTACGAGAAACAGATGGAGGCTCTGAAGGATCAGAAGCAAGCTCTCTTTGAACGGTATCTCCTGGGGCAGATCGAGCTGGACACATATAAATCGGAGAAGGCAGTTTATGACGCAGAAATACTGAAAGTCAAAAATGCCTATGCTGCTGTCACCGCCCAGGCAAAGCTGAAGCGGGAAGAACAGGCCCGCCAAAGCAGCCGACAGGAGATTGCTCACTCGATTGCCGAAGCAGATGTGCTAACCTCGGAGTTGACCGATCTGCTGATTGAAAAGGTGTATGTATTCCCCGACAACCGCATTGAGATTGTTTACAAAGTCCATGACCTCTTTGAATAATTGAAGATACAAAAACGGAAAACCCAGGCTATCAAATCTATCTTGGTAGCTTGGGTTTTCTGCTTTTCAGAATTATATTTTTTTGTCGTGTGCTTGACATACGGGTGACGGAGATCGTGGAATCTAAGGTGTTCCAGTCCAGCGTCCTTTAAAATCTTCTTGTGGAGGTTCACCACGCTGTCCGGATGGTATATCTCTCCGGTGAGTGGCGAGGGGAACATATAGGGGCTGTTCGGGTGCTTGGCGTGCTCCTGGATCAGTAGGTCTACCGCTGTCTGCGGGATGGACACCAGCCGCACGGAGTTCTCTGTCTTAGGCCGGGTCAGCTCCAGGGAGCCGTCCGGGTTGCGGACATATTGTTTGCTCACAGAGATTGTCCTCTGTTGAATATCAAGGTCCTCCCACCGCAGGGCCACCAGTTCTCCCTTCCGCAGGCTGCTGACCAGCTCCAAGTAGAACATGGGGAGCAAGCTTCTGGCCTCTGCCGCGTTCAGATAGGCCTTCATATGCTCCGGGGGCAGGATCTTCATCTCCAGTTTTCGGGGCTTGGGTACGATGCAGTCCCCACAGGGATTGTGGGGGATGAGCCGCTCCTACACCGCACGGTCCAGTGCGCAGTGGAGCATCAGGTGGACGCTGTGGACGGTGGTGGTGCTCAGCCCCTTATCCTGGTTCTTTCCGACATGTATTCTGCCGCTCTCCAATAACTCTTTGTAGAGCTTTTGCAGGTGCCGGGTGGTCAGTTTCTTTAGTTTGATGTTTCCGATGCGGGGGATTGTATAGGTCTCGATAATTAACTTATATCGGTTAGCTGTGGCGGTGCGGACATTGGGCTTGGCGTAGAGCTCATAC